TTTCGGCGTCGGCACGGGCTGCTTCTTGAGCAGCCAACCGTGCGTCTTCCTCTTGCTGCATGCGGGCAAGCTCTTCTTCGTCCAGCAAATCCTGTATCTGCCGGGTCTCGTCGATGTCGATAAAGTCGGATTGGACATCCGCCGGTGACCTAACTCTGATTCTTTCTTCTAGCGGTATCTCTTCTTCCGGTGCCGCAATAGTTCCTATAGGAGCAAAGTCCTCGTCTTCTGCTTTACGTCGAAAGATGGGGGAATCGAGTATGGGGCGTATGCGAGAGATAACTTCTGGCTTATTGCGGCGCACCAGCGGGTTATTTATGTAGCTTGTAAGTATAGCTTCGGCTTCTGCTCGTTGTGCGCGGTCAGCCAAATCCAAACCAAACAGCTTGTTTGCCGTGGATTTTCCAAGATCGAGACCAATTTCTTCTATAATATCGGAGTCAAACACCGTGGCTAGTTCTTGGCCGCCAAATAACCCACCTTCAATGCTCGGGGGTGCGGGGGGCACTTCAGGTGCCTGTTCTTCCTCTGTAGGCGCAGGAGGTGGTGCGCCAGCAGCCGAACGGTCCTTTACAAACAGGTCGAACAGACCTTGCACAAGTCCGCCTACCCCAGCGCCGTAACCGAAAGACTCGCCGGTTCCAACAAACACACCCTGCTCTGGGTCATAAAGGCCCTTCTCGATGAGGTTCTGCGCCACTTCAGCAGCGGCTTCCTGCGCACCTTCCGCGCCGCCGGTGATCCCCGCCCGCTTGATTCGGTTGAATATGGTGGTGGCCGCCGTGGCGTCGAGTGCGTTATCAAGTATCCTGAATGGCACGAGAACTTCACTCAGACCAACAGCAGTACCGAGCGCAGTTGCTTTTGCACGTTCTTCAGGCGTGGCTCCACCCTGCTCCGCTCGTGTTCTTGCGGTACCTGCGCCGGCTGCGCCGGCCAAACCTGTGGCGGCGGCTCTCCCGGCCAACCCCAGCGCCCCTGTCGCCATAAGCGGGAGGAAGCTACCGGCGACCTCACCAAACGTGCCCGCCATGCTGTCTTCATAACCGGGTTTGCGTTGGAACGGGGACGCAGCGCGTTCCGCAGCGCCAGAGATGATTTCGCGCAGGTAGGATTCTTCTTCGTCAGGCAGCAGTGCGCTGGCACCGATAGCTGCGGTTTCCCCGAGGCTGATCGCACCGCGAGGAATACCCCGAAATAACTCACCTACCTGCCCGGAGAAAGTACGCTCGATTGGGGTTGGTTGTTGCGCCCGAAGTTTCTGCTCAAGGACTCTAACCAAGTCTTCTTTCGATGCCCCTTCTGGCCCCTCTAATTCGTAGGCCGTACCGTCGTTACGCTCCAGAATATATTTTGCCATTGGGCAACGCCTTTTATTGTGTCACTGTTCGTACGGTAAAGTCATTTGGGTCGAATCTGCTCGACGTCGACGTTCCAGAGGGCATATATTCGCCTACACCCAGCCGTGTACCTGCTCTGCCTATTACTGCGTTGTATTGTTGTTCGAGCATGTTTCGTTGATCACGAAGAGCTTGGATCGCAGTCTGTGATTCCGGGGGCAACGGCATACCGAGCGCGCTTGCTTCCAGTATGCTAGCCATAGCCGAATCCGTATCCTGCATACTACGACGCAACGTTTCAGCGTAGGTGACCAGTGAGCTGGTAACATCCTGCCCCATTTGCGCGGCTTTGCTGATGGCCTCGGCTTGCACTTGCAGCGCCGACATACGGTTCTGACTTTCCTGAATAAGAGCGGCTTGTTCACGTTGTCCAGCGGCGTTAAGCATAGAAGCTGTAGCCGACATAGCGGCATTTTGCTGTGTCATCGCTGCGTTAGAGGCTTCAAGTCCAGCACCAAAGGCTTCGATACTTGCAGTTCTGTCCATACCCATAAGCTCGTTAGAGAGGTTGAACTGCTGCTCGGCCCTATTTAATTCGTCTTGACGCACGGCATCTCGAACCGCTGTTATGTTCTGCATAGCTGCAGGACCGCTTTCTGCGATGTAACTCGAACTTGCCAACCCAGATAAGAGTCCTTGCAGGGACCGTCTACGTTCCTCTTCCGGGGTATACAACGGACGATCCAATGCCTCCAAACGCTTACGATAGAGTTCTCGCAGTTCTTCAGGTACTGCGTAGGCTTCCCGAGCACGGGTTTCAGCGTCGGTCCGGGCAGTATCAACAAACTCATCTTCGAGGCGACGCTTCAACAACGCTTCAAGCCCGCTCTCCTCCTCAGCCCCCACGCGTGAGATGCCTGCACGGCTTTCTGCATTCATGGCTTCAATCGCTGCATCTAGGTCCGGGTTACCAGTAATAGAGCGACGTGGCTGCGCTGTCTCAGTCCGTGTTCGCGCCACACCTCCCGGCATGTTTGCAGCAATACCGACGTTCGTATCCGGGGTAGGGGTAGGGGTAGGGGTAGGGGTAGGGGTAGGTTCTTTGTTGGATACACCCCCGTACTGCCCCTGCCGACCACCGGGATCGGAAAAGAACTTGAGAAGCGAGGCAAAACGCTCCCCTACAGGCATAGGCTCCCCTGTCTCCGGGTTTATGTACGCGGAGCCTACAGCACCTCTACCCCCTTCCGAAGTAGGCAGGCCGTAGCTTTCTTCTAGTCGGCTGCGCTGCTGCGCTCTAGCACGTTCCGCTTGTGCTCTAATACGGTTCTGTCTTTCTACTTCTGCAAGCAATTCTTCTACTGAGGTAGGCTGCCCCTCACGCGCAAGGGTAGGGATAAAATCTACAGGCTGCGCTGCTTGTACTTTAGTACCCTCGGCAAACCCGCGTACTACTCCGCCATCAGCCATACCTTGGCCGCTCATCTGCATGTGAGCACGGGCTATAGTCTCAGGATCAAAGGTGCTTTGAATCTCACGCAGGCGCTGTTGTAGCACGGCCTTTTGTTCTGGAGTACCGGCACTTTGGATTGCAGCCATGATGGCACGGTACTGCTCTGTATAACGCTGTACGTCCGTATCCACACCGCCACCATCGGCGTAACCCACAATGCCACCACCCGCCATACGCGCCATATTCGGCGACGGAAGCTGTGGCAACCCACCAGTCATCGGTTGTTGCATTTGAGCGGCACCCATACGGTTACCCTGCTGCTGAACTCCGGGAGCCAAACGCGAAGCAAGACCCATGATGCCCTGCTCGGCTGCGAGCTTGGTGCGCTCTGCTACGGTAGGGGGAGTTGGAGCCGGACGCGACGCGGCCATAAGTTGATCCGCCGACTGCATGGCCTGCACGGCGTCTTTGTACTTGATCAACGCAAGTGTGCGCGGGTCGAGAATCTGCTCTTCCGCGTCGCTTGTTACCACGTCCATTGCCGCTGCCAGTCGTGTTGGGTTGGCAGGAGCTTGCCCTGCGGGCAGTTGCGGCATCAATGCGCCCAGACCTTGTTGCATCATTTGGTTAGCTCCTGTTTTTAGCCACCGGTCTTGGTAGAAGTATTCGAGCCAGCGGTCTTCTTGATTGGGTTTAGATATTTGTTCAGCACGTCATATATGCTGGACGCTGTACCAAGGCCGCCCGCCAACGACTGCAACCCCGACGGCTCGTAGTAAGAATACGTCTGCGTCTCCAGCGGCAGCGCCCCACCAAGCAGTGACTGCATAAACTTGAGCTGCTGCATCGGGTAGTCCCGTTCTTGTTCAAACTGCGCTATATCCGCGAGGATGCCTTGCTGCTCGATGTTGCGTTGCTCCGTGCCTGCAGTGCGCTGTGCGCCGAGAACATCCAGACCGTACTGACGCTCCTTGTTGAACTGATCCTGCGCTTGTTGGAACGCATTCTGATACCCGGTACCGTAGATGCCAGACAGACGGTCAAGCAACCCACGCTGCAGTTCTGCTTCCGCTACACCTTGACGTGACCCACCGTACGCTCCGGCTTTGCCATACTGGCTCTGCAGGTTCTGCTGGCTTATATCCGCCTGCCGACGAGCTGCAGCTACTTGAGGCGCCAACACCGCTTGCAAGTACGGAGTCATGTACTGCTGCGCCACATTGCCTGAAGCGGGGGTATAAGTACCCGGCTGCCCTGCAGCCATTTGTTCCGCAGTGGGGAGGGCGTACGCAGCACCTGTGAAAGACCCTGCGGTAGTCGGCACCTGCAGCGCACCCAGTCCTTGGTAGGCTTGGGTTTGCAACGCAGACGGTCCTGCAGTGAGCGGCCCCTCGTACGCCGTGTACGGCATGTTTGACAGGGCAGCGCCGCGCCCAAGCATCTGGGTAACGTACGGCCCCACCCAACTGGAGAGGGAGGACTCTTCGGCAACCATATTGTTCTCAGCCATGTTCTCTACCTCACGCGGGGAGATACTTGTTCGGATTGATTCTACGCCCTTGCTCTTTGCGCCCTGTGCGGGCTTGGCGTATGCGGTCCATCATGGAGTAAAGCATTTTCGCACCGGCATCGGAATTGCCATTGCCAAGGTGGCTGACAACATCTGCGGGGATCACGAACTCGCCGTCGCTAAGCGCAGCAGGCTCTGTGTCTTCAATAGTAGCAGGAATCTGATCTGCCATACCATCGGTGGACCCGCCCAAGTAGTACCCGTTAGAGGGGGCCAGAGAAGCAATACCACCCCGCGCAAATGCGCGAGTGCCGCCCAACTGCTGATAACGGGAAAGCACTTGTGCCGGAGTGTACCCTCTGTCCGCGTAGTAATTTGCTACTTCTTGCGGCGTAGTTTCACCACGGTTAAGCAGTTCAAAAACTAAAGACTCTTCAGTCATGTTGTAACCGGGGTATAGCTCGTTGAGTTTAGTAGCAGCAGTGGCAGGTGTGTAGTTCCCTTGCCGAATCTGATCTGCAACGGTAGCGGCAGCTCGACTTTCTGCCCCCTGCGTCGCGCCTGTTAGCCGGTCGGCTCCTGTGCCGGCACCTATTCCTTTTATCCCAAGGTCTGTAGCTAGCCTGTTAACGTCGTACCCACTACCCCCCAACGTAAGCAAATCATTATCATCGAGAGTTTTGTTGTAGAACTTAGACAAAAAATTCTGGTACGCCTGCGCGGTACCGCCAGTGTTGCTCACGTTGCCGGTGTTGCTCACGTTGCCGGTGTTGCTCACGTTGCCGGTGTTGCTCACGTTGCCGGTGTTTCCAACAATTGCGCCTGCTCCCTCAGTATCTTCTCCCCCTAGCCCGTTAGTGCCCATAATGTTTTGAATTGCCGCAATAAGAGCTTCAGAAGAAAAAGAATTGGCGGCGTTTTGGTTGTGTGCAAGACTAGGAAAGACCGCAGGTTGGTTTGTAACAGGATTAGGAATAACTGCAGGTGACATCACATTACCAGTAGGTGTGTAAGTTGTATCTGTAAAATAGCGACGCCCGCCGCTGCCCGGACGGCGGGGTTCCCCAGTCGGGGTCGTAGTAGCGAACGCAGTGGGGAGGACATTGCGTTCTGCTTTATACTGAGGAATTCCCCCGGTATACCCAACAGGCTGCTGACGGCTTCCAGCGCCAATAAATTCGCCAATTTTGCTGTCTGGCTTTAAAGACCCGTACAACGCAGCTAACCCTGCAACTGTCGCTCCTGCTTTGACAGGATCGTCAACCAAACTTCTAAGCCATTCTGGAAGCGGCATATCATCACCCTCTAAGTAGACGAATTATTTCGTCTACGTTGCTATCCACAGTACCGCCGCCATAATACGGGGCGCGTTGGGTATTGTCACCTTCACCGGCCAACAAACTCAGCACGTTGGCAAGAGACAAGTCACTAATATCAAAGACATCTTCTATCGGAGTTACCCCGGCTTTCTCCGTTCTCATCCCGCGAATGCCTTGGCCGTACAGGGGGGTAGCGACAGTAGGAACCGGAACATTGGGTGCTACTGTGGTAATTTTGTTGTCCGGGGTTTCCCCGAGGATGGTTTTAATTTCGTCAACAACGTCGTTTGTCACTCCACCAGTAGTAATCTTGTCGTTTGTCACTCCACCAGTAGTAATCTTGTCGTTTGTCACTCCACCAGTAGTAATCTTGTCGTTTGTCACTCCACCAGTAGTAATCTTGTCGTTTGTCACTCCACCAGTAGTAATCTTGTCGTTTGTCACTCCACCAGTGGTTGTTTTAGTCATCAACTCTTCCAACGTGGGGCCCATTTCGCCTACTTGCGCCGGGCCGGAAATGCTAACCGGAGTTGTCTTCAACTCTTCCAACGTGGGGCCCATTTTGCCTACTTGCGCCGGCCCTTTTATGATGGACAACGGGTCTACATTAACGTCGTCTTCGAGCTTCTTATCTATCTGCAGGACAACTTTACTAACACTATCCACAACTTTGTTGAGGTCACCACTAAGGCCACCTTCCACTGCCCCTGCAACGCCTGCAACCGGGTAACCTGTCTCGGAACTAATGGTGCCAAGCACCGCTTCGCGGATGATCTCTTTGATGTCACGACTACCCTGTGAAGCTCTTTGAGAAAATACCCCAGCAAGAATGTTATCAAGCGCAGGAATACCTGTGATTACCCCTACTGGCGCGCCGCTGTTTGGCATGCTGCCGATAATTGTAGGCGTCGCGTTGCCTGTAGGAGTGCCGTACACCACAGACGCTGTGGGGTTCACTGGGTTAAGCACCACAAGGCTAGGGTCACCCATCCCAATAAGTGCGCCCAGCTGCTGCAGACCAGCGTCAATCACGCCGCTAACGGCGGTCACCGCGTCTTTCGCCCCTCCAAGAAGGGTATCAAGCACGCCTGTGTCTGCCTGTTGTGTAGGCGCAGTCGGCGCAGCCGGCGCTTGTAGAAAGGTATTGTACGTCGCCATTGCGCTTACGGGGTCGAACCCCATTGCGCTGATGACCGCTTCCGGAGATATGTCGTTGGCCTGCATGACATCAAAAATGTCTTGTGCTGTGGCATCGGGATTAGCCGCGAACCAACTTTGAATCTCCATTTCCTGCACATTCGGCAGAATTCCAACAGTGCCTGCGCCCTCAGTGTCGAGCGGGTTTTGCACCCGCGGTCCGGGGTAAAGCGGACCTTGATTGAACATATTCCATGAGGCGTCGGCGCTTTGTTGGGAGTTAAGCCAGTTTTCTAAGCTGCCTATATCCAGCGGCATGTTGCTGGGTAGATTGTTGTAATCGGCCATGCTTCACCTCAAGGTGGTGTCGGTAACGTGTCAGGCAACACGGATACGAAAGTTACGGCAATTACCGCGGACGGAATACCCGGATGAGGAGACGTAGGTGCAACGGCGTCCAGCGTCATGTCGATGTCATTTCCTGTCCAGATTATCTGAATGTACTGCCCAGCCTGTACGTCAATGTTGAAGTTCCAGTTAATCTCAAGAATCGCACTAGAACCAGACAGGCGGTATTCCCTAGTGGTATAGCCAATGTCAGTGCCGTCACGGCTGATCCAGATGTACGCAATTTTACTGCTGGCTGAAGAGCTGCGCAGCATCGCGCTGAACTGGAAATTATAAACCCCCGAGTACGTCATCGTAATCTCAGAAGTTGTCAGCCCGTTGATAAGCATGCCGTTGTCGAGATACGTCTGGTTGAACCGCACCGGCTGCCCAACGTTGACCGCATCAAGCGGCTGGTCGTCGTCATCCCAAAAAAGCCCATTCGGCTGATCTATAAACCGTCCGCCGTTATCCCCGGTGAGCAAGTTGATGCTGTTAGCCGCTCGAGCAAAGAACAGACGCAGGATGTTGTTCAGGTCATCCAAGTACCCACGTATAGGGTTCTGCGGCGCTACGGGGAGCGCCGGGGGCTGTATCTTGTTTATCAGGTACCGTTCGTTAGACATCAGCCTCTACGCCCCGACGGAATCATGTCAAAGCGAGGAGCCCCTAGCTTCCACGTAACACCCAAGCCGGTAGACTCCACCTTGAACGCCATCTGCCTGCCCCTGATCCGCACGTACACCTGCCCGGTAAACTCTTCGATAGGCACCGTGGCAATGCGGGAGATAGTGTTGGTGCTGTTACCGCCCACAGAAGCCGGGTTGTAATAGCCGGAGCCAGAGTTCTCCAACGGCAGCAGTGTCATTGTGGCCGAGGGCGTATCCGCCGTAGAGCCTTGGAACGTCATGTCGGGCAGTACCCGGTTGATCAGCATGAAGCGGTCGCCGTCGTCCACGTCAAACTCTGCAGAGACAATAGTTGCCGTAATTGCAGTGGGGGTTCCTGACTCGTTGCAATCCACTCCGTACTCTTGGTACACCAAGTTGTTGCTGTATGTAGCGGCGATGGGGTAGTCCCGCAAGTCAGAATCCAGCCACGCAGTACGGCGCAGCGTGCCGTAATACCACGCGTTTTCCACGTAGTTGTAGATTACGTAGCGGTCGTTTTCGTTGGACCCAGCGGATGGGTAGAACCACCAGATTTCATCGAACTGCTCGTTGGTGCCGCAGACAACTTGGTTGAACTGCTGTTTGTTGATGTCGTCGAACACATAGCTACGCACGGAGCACGACAGTGTTTTGACCGTACCATCGTAGTAGTAAAACTTGTCTTTGCCCATCCAGTACGCCACGTTGTTGGAATAGACCACGGCGTTGGGACTGATGACGGTGATGTTATCCCCCAAGAGCTGGGCTCCCCACACCTCGGGCGCACCGAGGTACTGCAGACCATAGACGGCTGCGTCGGTAAACACCAGCACTTCTTGGCGGGCCTGCTTTGCCGCAATGATCTGTGTACCTTTGGACACCCGCAAACTACCGGCTTGGTTCGTCGCATCCGGCGTCCAGTTCGCAACGTCTTCTTGGTCAGACCAACGGATAAGCATGGGGTCAATGACGGCGCTTCCAATCTCGTTAGCCCCGAAACAAAAGGCAAACCGGTAAAGGTCAGAAACGAAGGCAATGTTGGCAATGGTGGGGACGTCGGATGCGCCGCTCAATGAAGACACATACACCGCTCGGGTATTCACCCCGCCGGTTGCATCCCAGTAGAAAGGCTTGCCGCCACGGTACGTAAAGAACAGGTCTTCACCGAAGTTGTTCTGGCTCCACAAGCGCATTGGGGCAATTGTAGTACCGCCAAAACCCCACGTACCAAAGCCCCAGCGTCCCGCACCCCATCCAGTGAACGGTACTTCCAACTCGTTACCTATAGGTATTTGATACGCCGCCACGACGGCAGCTCCGCCGTTTCCGCTGTCTGAAGAGTTTGCCGTGGCTGTAGCTACAATAGTGTAGTTGTCGTCGTCGATAATTGAAGCAATGCTGTACTCTTGGTTTAGCACTGTCGCAGTGATGTTACCGCCCAGACTGACGGCACCAGAGAACGTCACGTAATCGCCTTGTTGGGCACCGTGGTCTACGTCGGTAACTGTGAGAACAGCAGACCCGTTGGTAGCGGCAAAAGTAACATCGCCTGCAGCAGTAGTCAGGCGAATAGGCGTCACGTCAAAATAACTACCGCCACGCTCAATGTAGTACTTGAGGTTTGTCCCCACCGACACGAGGTTCTGCCCCGCCAGTGTGACCCAGTTGGTCATGGAACGGCATACGCCGAGGTAGGTGTTGGAAGACAAGCGCTGCCACCCACCAATTTTTTGAGGCAAGCCGACGCGAAACCGCACTTTGTTGGTTTCGTACCATGTTCCTTCGGCAGCATACCGCGTGTTTTCTCGGTTAACCCCGGACTTGAACGTGATTTTTTTCAGCATAACGCTGGCCCTCAGCAGTCAGGCGCGTTGTCGCCCTTGGACTTTCTAAGGTCCATAGTAACATTGCTGGTCATAAACGGGATAGGATTGAGGTCTATCTGACCACTAAGGCGGAAGCAACCGACTTCATCTTCTGCGAATTCAAGGCGATCAAGCAGCGATTTGGCTTGGGCGTCAGGGCTGACACTGGCGCAACTGCAGAGCGCCCCCGCGAAGGCTATCAGGATGGCGATTTTCATTTTTTATCCTTCCATCGAGCAACAAGCTGTGAGTAAAGCATTACGCCGGGAACGCGCCAGAAACGAGACACCGTTGCCCCAGCATCGGTCAGGCACTGCCAAAGGTACTTATCGGCTTGCGCTCGCACACTCCAAGGCAACAGCAGGTAGTTCGTCATGTGGCAGAACGCATCGTGCGCCAGTGAACCGTAGACCATGGCCGGGTCGTCAATCGCCCAAGAGCCGAAATCCCACTCAGACAAAGCAAACACCTTGAGCTTACCGTCAGCAAAAAGCTGGCAGTGAAAGTTTTTGATCTTCAGCGTTTTCTCAAAACCGGTAATGGGTGTGTGGTAGGTGTAGTCGTCCAGCAAACGACCCCACTTGGTGCCGTTGTGCTTGAAAATCTCTATTCTCGGCTGAACGACGCTCATAGGATTTCGTCCGGGGAAAATTCGTTGCTCCACTCGCCGTAGAGGAAGGTATTCGGTTTGACGCCGGGTATTGTGCGGCCGAGGTCGACGTGACAAAAACCATCATGCAGACCGATGCGAAAACCAATGTCGTGCGCCAGTCGTGCAAACTTGATCTTCTGCTCCTTGCTCCATCCGCGCCACGCAATGTCGGCCGCCATGGTACCTGCTGTTTTCCACTTCTCGTTGACGGTAAGATGCAGGCTGTTTTGGTGGCCGCCGATACGCGCGTTGTGCGCTGGGCAGCGGCATACGCTGTTTACCGTAAGAGGCTTGTTCCACTTCGACCGCAGGTACGACAGATGCGCCGCAAAATTGATGTCCAGCTGGATCATTCCGCAGCATGGGCACGAAAGCTCTTTGGAAGTGAAGAACGGGATGGGGGCCATGTGAATCATCACTTGTCCACCTTGTGGTCAAGTCGCTTAAAGATCGCACCAAGCAGGTCTTTTATCTCTCTCAGGTCTTCGCGGTAATCATCTTTTGAGACGTAGACCTTAGGAAGGTCACGCACGTCATCATCCAGCCGGTCAATCGCCGAGTAAATGCGGGACAGAATCCAGCCGCCGAAGAAAGCAGCCGCAGTGACCGCAACATTAAAGAGAACTTGGTAGTCCACTGCTTACTCCCTTCCGATCACCGCCGTTGATGTCTCTCGATCCAATCTCAGCTTACCCTCACAAGCCACGTTCCAATCCGGCCCGGTCTGCTCACTGTAGCTCGGCACTTCAAGTCGGAAGTGCTTGACCAAGTATTCTTTGTCGCCCTCGAACACGCGCCAGACGTGCTCCATTGTACCGCGCCCCGGCTTACCACGGGACTTGTTGAAGCGGATCAGGTACTTCACACAACCTCCGCCGTGGAACACTGCACAGGCGGAGAGTACACCGCACTCAAGTTGAAATGCACAAACTTCAACGGTTCCTCAGAGGCGTGACGACCAAACGAATGAGGTAACCATGCGTTGCTGATGATAAGCAAACCCGGCTTTGGCTCAAAGTTGATCATGTTGCTCGCCAGTGTGGCTTCGCTTGGATTGGTCTCAGGCATGAAGTTCTGCAGTTTGCCCGGTCGCGGATCATGGAACAGTGCGCGTGAACTGCCTTCCGGTGTCTCAAGAAAGTAAAACCCAACAAGCTGCGCTCCACCGTGAACGTGTTGCTCCATGAGGCTGTGCTTCAGGTGCTTCTGCGTCCACGCCGCATCGACCGTTACGCCAAAGTTCTCCATAGCGTAGCCCTGATCCTTCAGGATGTTCCAGCCGGTCTGCGCGATGAACGTGCAAAACTCCGTCAGTCTTGGGTCGTGGGCAAAGTTGTCCGTGTGGAACATCGGGTAAATTTCATGGGGGTCATGTGTCAGCTTCGCCAGCATCTCATCCGAGACTTCCGAGACCACGGGGAGGAACTCAGGGTTCTCTGAGACGTAAACGGGCGAGGAAAAGTAGTGGAATACGTCAGCCATTGAGCGGCACCCAGCTCAGTGTAGGCTCGTCCCAGTGGTAAAGTTTGCCATCTTGCGGGCGCGGTATAGGGGCCACATAGATAAGTCCATCCTCACGCAGTGTCCAGCTGGGAAACGGGGGTTCAGTAGCGGTTACCCAATCCAGTGTTTCTCCATCAAAACGCCACGGGCCACCTGTTGTGGGCAGTATAGGGGGGAGCCATTTCAGTTTCACGTCATCCCAACGCCAGTTGTTACCGGGCTTGTGTGCTTTAATTTGAGCAATTTTGTCGGCTTTTTCCTCTTCCGTCATTGGTCGCACATGGTGGACATCGGTGTAGACGCTACCGACCTTCTCGTAGGTCACCCCTTCGTAGACTTCAAAGCGGTCAGTGACTGGGGGTGCTACTCTTATGAACTCGGCAAAGGTTTCAGGCAAATTGTTTTGGTCAATATGCGGAAACGCTTCTCGCATATTCTCGTCTAAGATAGGATGCTCAAAGGGCTGGCCGTCACGTATTTGAATGAAGAGTCTCATGTGATATTACGCCACGTCAGTTGATGGAAATGAACGAGCACAACCGGGCCACACAATGCGAACTGCACCACCGCCACCGTTACCTCCAGAGTAAGACGTATAGCAGCATGGAAAACAGATACATGGGATATAAAACCCCCCGCCGCCACCGCCACCGCCGTAATTTCCACCCGCGCCACCAGTGCCTACATAGTTTACTGCGCTCCCACTTCCTCCTGTACTACCCCCGCTACCGCCAATACCTCCGGTTGCTACAGTAGAGCCATACGTCCCAGATTGCCCCGCACCTCCCGTACTTCCTTTACCGTATATTCCTACCCCGCCGCCCCCCGCTCCGGGCGCATATTGCAGCCCACCAAAGCAGCCACCGCCACCGCCGCCACCGCCACCGCCGCTGCACGCCGCTGCCGCACTTTTTGAATTCCCGCCTTTGCCCGAGTATCCGCCCGCTCCCGCTCCCGCAGTGCCGCAACTGTAGCTTCCACCGGCCCACGTCCCTGTGCCCCCCGCTCCCGCCCAAACCCCCCCAAAAGCGTAAAGCACAGACCAAAAATTACTCGCCCCGCCCGTGTTGCCGGGATTCGCACATGTTGTAATACCCGCCCCCCCTGCCCCAACAACAACTGGGTAGCTAGTTCCGGGGGTTACTGTTTGATTATTTATGTAACTTAGTGCTCCGCCTCCCGCCCCTGCTGGGGAGCCGCCGCCCCCCCCGCCGCCAACAGCCACCACAGAAACCTTGGTCACCCCAGCGGGAGCGACCCATGTGTAAGAACCCGGCGTGGTATATACCTGCTCACCACGAACTTTTCCGCCAATACTTGCAAGAAAACCCTGAAGAACTCCGCTCATATTACGTCAACCCCGTTCCAGAAATGATCCACTCAGTGCTGGTGATCTTCACGGCTGTTGCCACGCCGTTCGCTGCAAGTGTGCGTGAGCCTGTCGTGCCAGCTCCTGCAAGACGCATCGTGTCGGTGGTGATTGCAATGGTGATGACACCTGCACCGTTCTGGTTGATGAACGTCACCGCAGTGCCCACAGGGAAAGCTACGGAACCGTTGGCGGGGATCGTCCATGTTCTTGCTGTAGTATCGGCAGACGGATGGAAGATGTGCTTTCCAGCATCCGTCAAAACGAGCGTGTATGCCGCACTCTGCGATACTTGGGGAATGTTCAGGTAGCCAAGCGTTTCATTACTGCCCGGATCAGGCAGTGTCAGGGTTCGACTTGCCGACAGCGTGGTTGGAGTCAATGTGACCCTATAAGAAGACGAACCTCCTGCACGTCCGGCGAGAATAATGCCATCCTGCGTCGAGGTGGCGGTGCCAAACGTCTGGCCTGTGGCGTTGTAGAACGTATTTGCTCCGGTGAAGGCGTTGTTGCCTGCCAGCGTTATGGCAGGTGGTGCCGCACTAGTCCACGTTGTGCCGTTGGAAGTCAGCACGTTACCCGTGGTGCCGGGGGCAACGAATTGAACTGCGCTCGTGCCATTGCCGAGAATTACATTGTTGGCAGTGAGCGTTGTGGCCCCAGTGCCGCCGTTGGCAATCGGGAGAGTGCCTGTAACACCAGAAGCAAGTGCAATAGTCGGGGTTGCCAGAACCACCGCAGCGGTAGCGCCCGCGCCGTCGGTGTACACCATAGCCTTGGTGCCGTTAGCGATTGTCACCGTGCTGCCGGAACCCTGAGAGATCGTGATGGACTGACCGCCAGTGGTGGCGTTCTCAATGATCCAGACCTTGCTCACGGTGTTGGGGGCCAGCGTTACTGTGCGCGTGGCAGACAGGGAAACAGCGGAAGTGAGCTTGAGGTACAGAGCCCGCACGCCGTCGGCGGTGCCGTCGGTCATGGTGAACGTCTCGTTCGCATTGGCGGCCAGCTGCTCGGTGCTGTACCCAAACGCATCGGCAATCAGCTCAAGGTTGGTGTTGGTGCTGGTGCCCCAAGTGCCGTCCTCGTCACCGGTGGTGATCTCTTTGAGGCGGAGATTGTTTACGTACGTCGCCATGTTTCAGCTCCTAAGCCGCTTTGTTCACGTCCACCCATGTGGGGGTCTGCGCGTCATTTATGTTAACCCAATTCGGAGTCTGGGAGTCATTGATGGTTGTCCACCCAGCTATACGTACCGTTCCTACTGCACCAACACCCTGCACGCCTACAGGGATCACTGAGTCGTCTATCGACACAACGACAGAGTTTACTGCACCCGTTCCGGCTACACCTGTAACCACTGGCTTGACTACAGATACTACCGTTCCTACCGCACCAGTACCAGCAACTCCGGTAACCGCAACATCGGTGTCGTACGCAGGAGTAACGGTACCTACTTCGCCGTCACCTTCTACTCCGACAAACACCGGGCTGACTGAAGTTACTACCCCGTCAACTGCGCCAGTGCCTTCTACGCCAGTCACCGCAAACGCAACTGACGGGACACAGGTACCTACAAGTCCTTCGCCTTCTACTCCTACCGGAACAACAATAGCGGCGATGATAATGCTTACGGTGCCTACCGCGCCTGTGCCCTGAACCCCTACAGGGATAACAATATCATCAACCTGTACTTCAAAGCCGCCAATCTCACCAACGCCTTGAACGCTGTCAGATACGATGAAAACTCGGGTTAGTACAGCGCCTACTGCGCCTGCGCCTTCAACACCTACGGGGATAACAGAATCATTTACTGCAGTTGTGACGTCTCCAACGGAACCAGTACCCGCTACGCCAGTAACACTAATGTTGGAGTCATACGCAAGCGCAACAGTACCAACCGCGCCAGTGCCTTGAACCCCCTCTACCTCGTAAGCAGGAGCGATACCGCCAAAGCCGTTATAGCCCCAAGCGCCTTCGCCCCAACCTTTGGTGTAGGTGGTAGCACCCATTACCTACCTCAAGCGATTCGGATGATCGCTGTAGCTGCAGCGGCGGCGGGAAATTGAATCTGCAGATCGCCGGAACTCACGGTTTGATCCCCACCAAAACTCAACACCGCACAAGCCGAGTTGGAGTTGTTAGTGTTGTAGATCATCGCTCCGCAGGTTGTGAACGACGCGCTGGACCACGTAGTATCAGCGAAATCAGTGATCGCAGTAGTACCGTCAGAAGTCGGAGTGACGTTGGTAAGCGTGTTGCCCCCAGCCGTATAGCCGGTGCCGCTGGCCTCGTCGCTGTTGCCAGTGATGTTTGAATAGTTGGTGCTGGCTGCGCCATAAGTGCCGCTACCTGCAGAAGCAGATTTGAGCAGTGCAATCTTGAACGTATCGCCAGTGGACGCAGTGAAGTCATGCAAGCCCTTGAGCAACTCAACTTTGAAGCTGGTCGGCATCGCGGTAGTAACAGTAATAGCCATGTTAAATCTCCAGTAGTTTCACAAGTTCCGGGTGCCCAGCGGCGCGGAAACGGTTTGCCAACGTGGTGTGGTTGGACCTGACAGCTTGACGCATGTAATGAACCAATACCCCACGAATTTCATTTTTGAACGCTTCAGCCTGATCACGGATGACCGGGTGGCTGTTGCCGCCCACTGAGATGATCTTGTTGAGTGCCTGCTCAGCCACTTCCTCGGGGGTAAAACCACGGCCAGAAACCAACATGGCTTTGACTTCCCCAAGTTCTGCGCCACCAATGGTGCTGATCATCCCACCACCTTCCTTTTAACCTGCCCGTCTCGGTACGCGTCACCACGCAGTTTACCATCACCCACATTGATCAGCAGTGTAAGTGCCTGAACGTAGAGCTTCTCGTAGAA